CTTACGCATACTCTCGTCTGCCAAGAATTGGTACTGCTCACTTGCATCCGATAACTGTACAGGCTCAATACTTGCAGCCATCTCCTTGTTATCGTTAAACGCCAAGATGAACTTACCAGAGTTACTTGAACCGCTAAACTTCTGTATGATTCGTCTCTCTATAAGCTCACGCTCTTCCTCCGTTGGCACACCATTGTTGAAGTTAATCAACATACTTGGCGATAAGCCGTTCTTAATGTTATTGATGTGGTAGTTTGCTACCTCCTCTTCCAACTCTGCATAAGGTAAACCACCTTGATAGTCTACAGGAGAGTAGTAGTAAAATCCACTACGATAAGGCTTGATACAATAAATCTCTAACCCCTCACCTTTTGCTCCGTGACCAAACGAAGGTATGCGTACAGGCTCAAAGCCTCTCTTACGAATCTTTGTCCAATCTTTAGAGTAGTAGTATCCTGTGACATCACCATCGTCATTCATCTTCTCAAAGCGTAAGGTCTCAATAGGCATATGCTCTACTTGTACAATCTTACTCTTGTCTTTATTGTAGATGACTTGGAAGGCTGCTTGACCCATAGCCTTCAAATCAAAGGTCACCTTTCTCATACAAGTACGAGAGAACAGAGACTTCATCTGTGCATATTGGTCTGGCTTTCTTTGAGCATCGGTAGCGTATAGCCCCTTGCCGTAGATAAGCTCACTCATACCATTTATAATGGCATTGTTTGTAGCACTACCATTGTACCTGTCTATAAGGTATTGGAAGTAGTTATTGTCATCACCATATGCTACCCACTGCTTACGATTGTCTTCTACAACCTGTGGGGTAGTATGCGATGCAAGGTTTACGATGCGTATATTGCTCATCGGTAAATGTATTGATTATCATTATCAGTGTCCTCGTAATAGGTGAACTCACCATTGTTGACACTAAACTTCTCAAGGTCGGTTTGATTGGTACAATAAACCTTACCTCTATATATCTCGTTAGAGCCTGTTATTCTTATGGTGTAATACTTACCCTGTACGAATGTATAAGTAGGTGTTATATGCAAGTAATTCGCCTCCTTCGTAGCCGTTAGAGACTCCGTAGCGGACACATTGGTTTCTTCATCTGTAATCTTAACAGATACACTTGTATCAAACGCTCTTGGAACGAAATATATCTTCTTGTCTGTTGTAGTTACTATATGCATAATAGGTTAACCACCAAGAGGTATAAGTGTTATATCAAAAAGAAAGGGCAACCCCGAAGAGCTGCCCTAACCAAACCAAAACACCTATGTCAAGTGCCGTTGCTAATATACTACTTTATTACGAAAGAACAATAGTATCTGTAGCTGAACTCATTCCTGCGAATGGTGCGCCATCAGTAGCTCCTGCAATGAAGTTAGCAGCAGTTACTTCCATAGCATTGAAGGTAAGAGTGTAACCACTCATATCTCCCATAGCCGCACCAGAGGCAATAGTACCACCTGTTACATCTGCTCCGTGTTCACGACCTACCAAGTAAGCGTTGCCGTTGTAGTCCTCTACAACAATGTGAGGTCTTCCGTAAGCCAATAACTTGATTTCGTTGTTATCCTCCTTGCTCAATTGAGGCAAAGTAAGGCTAACCGCTTGGTCAAAGAATACTGTTCCGTTCTCACGAGAAGCGTTAATAGTTTGCTCTACCGAAGATGTGCCTTTCAGCGCATACTTGTAAGCAGAGAATGTTCCTGTCATATCAGTAACCTCATCGTTTGTAACAGAGATAGTTCCTAAATCACCGAAGTCTACAAAGTAAACCGCTTTAAGACCACCTACTGATTCACGACAAGGTAACGCACGACCTTTTGTTAAATCACAAGCCATAATTTCTTTTATTTTTTTTATAAAAAAGGGCAGACAAGCATCAGCCTACCTGCCCCTTTAATTATTAACTAAACTACTTCTTATGTGTAGTATACGATGTCAGCACCAATACCGAATTGTACCGCAGCAGTAAAGCGCATTACAACACGAACATTCTGTGAACCATCAAGGTCAGCCATATCAATTAGCTTCACCTCGTTGTGGTCAGCTAACAAACCTGTACCGAAGAACAAGTTACCTTTTTGTGCAGCTACCATATCGTTATCTGGCATACCAGAACATACGAACAACTTAACACCATCAAATGCGAGGTCACCGCCATTGTACCAAGTAGTACCTGCGTTGTTCACACCATTAGCACCCAAACCTGAAGCACCGAATCCACCTAATGCACGAACATAAGCACGAGCGATAGATTGAGATACATAGATGTACAAGTCTTCTTTTCCGTATACTGAAGTAGGGATAGCATCAACTACTTTACCCAACTCGTCAATAACATTTGCAGCAGTTACAGTAGTACCTGTTACATCAATTACAGTTGCATCAGCAGCTAATAGAGCAGTGAAACCATCAAACTCTCCTGCGGTAGCAGTAGCACCTTGCCAAATGTTCTCTTCAGTCTTCTGTGCTACTTTAGCAGCGATGTGACCGATTAAGAAATCAGCGAAAGATGGAGGAAGGCTATCAAAAGCCGAGTAACCCATTTGGATTGCTTCCCAATCGTTGTGGAAATCTTTTTTACATAATTCCAAGTTTACTTGGAACTCTTCTGGAGTTAAGACACGCTCTGCAAGAGTAACTGTGCTTTGGTCAGCGAAGTCACACGCAGCGTCTTTTACCAATGCGTTAGTAGAAAGAGTTTTCATTACCTCTTTGTACTTCACATTTGGTTTTACAGTAATACCGCCACCTTCAATAGTGTCGGCTGATAACAATGCGGCAGAGATGTATTTTCCTGCAAACTCTCCTGCATATGTAGTTGTGATTGATGTAGCCATCTTTCTGTTTATTTAATTATTGATTGTTGTACTTATTATTATTAACGCATTGTACTCTTACGAGCAGCAGCAAAATCACTTTCTAAAGATTGGAAAAACTTTAAACCTTGTTTTGCATCTTTAATAGTAGCTTCCGCTTTTTGAACATCTGGATTTCCAGAATCTACACCCAAGTCTTTTAAAGCCTTCATAACATCTTTGACCTCGCCTTCAGCGTTCTTGATGTTGCCTTTATGAGAATTAAGTTTTTTTGTGAACTCACCGCTTATCTTTCCTATTTTGTCCGATATAGCGTTCATTTGATTACGCAATTTTAACAAATCGCCATCTCCTTTTTCAAGGTAACCAATGTATGTTTTTAACGCTTTAACCGAAGCAAGTTCTACTTGCTCTTCGCTCAACTCAACTTCTTGAGTGTTCTCAACCTCTTTAGAAGCCTCTTGTGCTTTGGCTGATAGTTCAGCCCAAATAGATTCTACTTTCTTCATTATCCTAATTTGTCAAAGATTCTTGATAGAGTGTCTTTCTTCGCTCCTTTAGAGAACTTGTGCATATCAGCAGGTTTCGTGTCTGGAGAGTGCTTAATAGGCTTGGCAGCAGGTTCGTCAGAAGACATCTCTACTTCCTTAACTTCCTCTGCCATCTCTTCTTCTTCTTTAGGAGACATCATTGCTTTGATTTCTTCAATCATAGCTTTCATCTCTTCAACCGCAGCAGATAACTCTTCTTTAGTAGCGTAAGCCATTCTTTTCCTCTTCTTCGTTAGCCTCTACTTCTTCAGTAGCTTCCTCTTGAGCAGGTTCTTCAGCAGGTGCTTCTTCTGGAGCTTCCTCACCTGCATCACGCATCTCTGCAATGACACCTTCTTCTGCTACTACAAGGATACGACCATCTTCCATCTCGTACTCACCTACAGGTAGAGCAATCTTCTCATCTTCAGTTACGATGAATACCTCTTGGTTAGCTTCAAATGCTTCGGCTTCAATAGTAGTGCCGTTCTCTAACTTCATAGACTCTAACTTAACCTCGTCTTGTAGGTTAAGCAGTTCCATAATCTTACCTAATGTTTCTTGTGACTTCATATCTTGTTTATTAAAATGCTCTTGTTGCACGAATACCTTTCTCAAGCATATCCAAGTTCTTTTCAATAAATGCTACATCAGCATCTACGCCTAACTCTTTTGCCTTTTGCTTATAATCTTCAACTGCTCTACGAAGTTCTTTAGCATCAGCCTCTAAACTTGCGGCAAGTTTTTTCTCTTGGTCTTGTAAGCGAGAGTATTTAATACCTGCATCTTGTCTCTCGTCTGCAATT